ATGACCCTTGCTGGAATGAAACCTAATTATTTACAAGGACAAGACTACGGCATTCCGGTCGGGCAACAAGGCATTCCGGCAGCCACACACAAGATCGGAAAGCCTTTCGTTGAGAAAGTGCAAGCCGCTCAAAGTGGTGGTATTATGAATGCAAAAGGTCACGGCGACGTGGTTCCAGCACTGTTAGAGCCCGATGAGTTTGTGTTCACACGCAAAGCGGTTCAAAACATGGGCGGCGGTGACGTTAGACAGGGAGCAAAGAAAATGTACAGCATAATGAAAAGTTTAGAGGGGATGAGATAATGTCCAAGGGTTTATTAAGACTTGACAATGGGGGAGCTACTTCTACTCAAGGACCCGGGTCCACAATTGCTTTTGAGCCGCCTTGGATTGAGCAAATGCGACGAGGCTTTCTCGACAATGCTTGGAATTGGGCAGGACAACCCACACCCATTCCAACACAACAGTTCTCAGGACTAGACCCTTATGAAATGCAGGCTAGAAATTTAACCTCTGGTTTAGGTGGTTTTCAACCTTACCTGCAACAAGGAGCCGGGGCTTACGGACAAGGGCTTGGAATGTTGGGTCAAGGTATGCAAGCGGGCTTTGCCGGTGCACAGGCTTACAACCCAAACATGGGTCAGGCTTTCTTTAACCCTTATGAAGACCAAGTGGTGCAAAGAAGTCTCGATGATGTGTACAAAAATTTCTCACAACAAGACATGCAGGCAAGATCGGGTGCAGTAGGCTCAGGAGCCTATGGCGGCGGTCGTGGAAGACTGATGGCGCAAGAACGTTTTAATCAATTGGGCAAAGGCATGTCAGGCACAGCCGGGCAATTGAGATCACAGGGATATTCTCAAGCACAAGATCAAGCCATGAACGCTTTTCAAAATCAGCAACAAAGAATGCAACAAGCGGGTCAACTGGGTTTGCAAGGCGCACAAGCATACGGAAACCTTGGACAAGGGATCGCGGGCCTAGGACAAACCGGACAAAACATGTTGACCAATCAAATTAATATGATGAACACTTTGGGCGGACAAGCCCGAGGCATTGCCGATCAAAGACTCGGCGCTCAGTTCCAAACAGCGCAAGGATTGGCAGGAGAGCCGTTGGCTCGATTGGGCGCTTTAGCCAACCTAATTCAAGGAATGCTGCCCAAGACCATGGGCACAGGCATCACCACTAACTACGGAAATGTTCCAGATCAAGGCACTCTTCTTAAAGATTTAATTGACGAACTATTTGGAGGGGGCTAGAGGTGTCCTGGAACAAACGACCCATGTTTAGAAATGCAGTGAACATGCAGGTAGGCGGCATGGTGCCAATGCCTCGTATGCAAGAAGGCAGTGGTCCAGGTCCAATGGGCATTGCTTCGGTTTCACCGGATCTTTTTAGTCCAGCAGAGTTTATGGGTGAACCCCTTAATGAAATGACCGGTTCCGGTATTGGCGGCGCAGGGTTTTTTCCAGAAGGAAACTTTGGCGCTCCTAAAGTAACGGATGCAGGCATTGTTGCTGGGCTGGAAGAAGAAATGTCCGCAGAGCCGGAAGTCAAAGAAAACAAACTTGAATTGGCAAAGCAACAAGCCATGTCGATCTTTGACCAAAAATTTGATGAAGCCATGTCAATCATGCAAGCACAAATGGCAGCAGGCGGCATGCCGATGCAGGACATGGACATGATATTGATGGATGAAATTGAAGTAATGGAAGGACAAGCTGAAGCAACGGTCAAAGAAGCCATGAACTTACCCGAAGAAGTAGACCTTATTCCCGCAGAAGTGGCACAAAGTTACCTAGAAAAAGCACGGATGATAGTCAGCGCTCCGCCGGCACAAGAACAACCTATGGATATGCCTATGGATATGCCTATGGATATGCCTATGGACATGGCCGATCAAGCGGTGCAGAAAATGTTTGGTGGAAGTTTGCCAAGCGGCGTTCAGCCTGTAGAAGAGGAAGACGATGATCCGTTGTCCATTATCGAACGAAACCGCAGAACCTCAACCGACAGAATAGAGGCAAGAAGAGAAAGAGAAGTCCAAGCCGAGAGAGACAGACGAGATGCTGCTGAAAAGAAAATAAGAGCCGGTGATTTTAGTAAAGGGTTTATGACTGATTGGACAGACCTAGAAAATTTAGCGGAGGAAGTCAGAGCTGTTGCGGAAGAAGACGCCATGCGCACACCTTCTTACTCTCCCGCGCTTTCCACCATGGGGGGCAAGTGGCTAGATGCTTTTTCTACAAGATCAAAAAGAGCAAAGAGTGCCGGTAGAAAAGCTGTTCTTGGTTATGACAAAGAGATCGAAAAACTAAAACAAGCCGAACAACAAGCGCTAAAACAGGGCGATGCCGACATGTTGCGAGCAGTTTATCAGCAGACACAAAAAATAGAAGGCGAGTTATCAAACACCTTGTTAAGCACCACTGGGGCAATAGAAAAACAAGCCCTTACAGAAGCCGGGGACATTCTGGCTAGACAGATTGGGGACCAGAAAAACACACCCACTCGTGAAGACGAAAAATATTATTTGAGCATACTGAATGACGATTCAAAAAAAGGAACCGTTGAGTATGACAGGGCATTACAACAAATGGGTACAACGAAAGCAGTTGTTGAAGGAGCGAAGAACGGAGCGAAGAACGCCACTGATCTTTGGACCCAATTAGGAACGCCGGACACAGGGAACGTTCTTGCGGAGTCAATGAGTGTTCCAGAGAGAAAAGCATTTTTCAGGGAAGAGTATCCTAGTTTTTATAGTTGGTTGAAAACACAGGGAATAGGAGAAATCTTTCCGGACAATTCCGGATATTTTGCGTATTTGTTTTTGCAACACGGAATAAGCCAACAAATGGGTTTTCAACAAGGCTCTCAACAACAAGGCTCTCAACAACAAGGCACCGCCTTTAATCACGATGCGCAAGGTGTTCCCCAAGACGTTATAGAGGAAAGAGTTGAAGACGGAACCTATAAGTCTGGTGATGTTCTTTTAGTGGGCGTAGAACCCAACGGAGCATTACGTACCTATACGGTTCCGTAGAGAAGCACGATGGCTCCTTTAACTGAAGAGCAAAAAGAAGAGTTAAGAAAGGCTATTGCCGGAAGCAACCAATCTCAGTCCCCAGAAACCTTTTTTCCCCAACTTGACCCGGAAACCGTTGTCCCCGAACCCGAAGAAGATTCTTTCGATGCTCGCGACGAGCGGAAACAATCGTGGCGAAGCATGGTTGGAGCCACACTCAGAGAACGCGAAATGTTTGATGAGGGCATTAACCGAACGTCTCTTCAAGAACAAAAAGAGTTGATACGTCCCGCATTTGAGGGCGTCGGTCCACAGGTCGGGCAAATATATAAAAATGCGTACAGTGCCCTACAACTAAGTGTTTTAGAAAATTCGCGTTTTGGTTTGGTTTCGCCCAGTGGTACATACATTGGCCCTAAAACAGACGAAGAGCGAGAAGAATGGAACAAAGAAATTGATGCTGTTTCTGTAGAGTTGATTGACCGAATGGATGAAGGCATTAACCGGGTTGAAGAGTTGGGTCCGGAAGAAGAGCTAAATACGTTTCAAGAAAGCCTTAGAACTTCTATGCTAAGTCTTTTCACGATGGGCCCGCTTACAGTCTCCTCTTTAATTACAAGAAGACCAGAACCAATGGTTATTGGTCTTTCTGCGCTTACCGCTGGAGACAGTTACACAAATGGAAGAGTCGACGGTTTGTCCCACAGAGACGCCACTAAATATGGTGCATTTGACGGGTTTGTTGAAGGCATAACCGAAATACTCCCTGCTAAGTTCTTTTTAAAACTGTTTCCCGGCGCCAAAGACGCGGCTGGGGGTTTTTCTAAAAACGCGCTTCGTTTTCTTTTTTCCGAAATAGGGGGAGAACAAGCAGCCACATATTTACAAAATCTTAACGCAGAAAATTTTGATCTAAATAAAGAGTTGTTGATGATTGAAGATGCGTACAGTTCAGGGCAGATAGATGGCGAGAAATACGAAGAACTAAAAAAAGAGTTGGTGATTAAACGCCATACGGTAACTTTGTTTGCAACCGTTATAACTGGTGGTCTTCAGACGGGCGTCGCTCAACTTGCTAACGCCAACTTCACCGAAGACCAAATAAAAGAAATGATTACACCCAAAACAGTGGGTTATCAAATGTTGACTCCGGAAGAACAGAACCAGGCACAACAAGAGTACCTTGATTGGCAGGAAAAAATGGAGGCTGCGAAAAGGTCGGACCAAGAAAAAGTTGCTTTGGGTTTGGCGCAAACAGGCACTGCGCAATCGGAAGCCGTTCAAACATTAAACGAACTTGAAAAGGAAAAACAAGATGTTTTAAAAGACCCTGATCTTAAAAAAGACACCAAAAAACTAAGGGCTGCTGTTGAAAAAATGGATGAAGCTATTTCTAAACAACAAGAAAAAGTTGATCGTATTGAGAAAACGCGACTAGAGTTTGAAAAGATCGATGGACGGTTAAAGCGTTTAAGAGAGATTCAAGAAGAACTTGAGTATGCTGAAGACGCACAAATAGTTTCGGAACTGGAACAAGAACAGAGCGTGCTCTTATCGGAAATCAAGATGGAAGGACCAAAAACTGCGGCGCAACAACCCGGTCCGGTTGAGTACACGCCTTTTGAAATTGAAGAAGGTGTGATTGGCTTGGAGAACACTCCGGAAGCACAGAACATGAAAGGCAAAACAGGGTTTTTCAATTCTACTGTGCAAAAATTGTATGACGATCTTATAGAACCGAGGACAGCGGATCGGATTGTTACTGCTTACAACACGATACGACAAAAGATGGCAGACTCAGGATACACGTCAAAGGGAGTAATAGACAAAAAAGCTCCTCTACTGCTTAAAGAAATGCAAAAAGATCTTCGACGATTGTTGCGACAGTCTAAAAGTCTTTTAAACAAAGAATTGGACAACAGCCGTTTAAAAAACAAGTTGGTAGACGGTACGATAGAACAAACAGAATACAACCAAAAAACATTGTCCAATAATCAGGCAATAGCTGAAGCTAATGCAAACATCGACAAGATCATTGAACGTGCCCAAGAACCCATAATCCCTATGCGAGAACGTGTTGAAGACACAAGCAATCCGTATGGAAAGAAAAGTCGTTTCTTTGCGCCTAAAACTCTTTGGAAAACGCTTAGAGAAAAAGTAATTCCCTCTGAACTCAATAACTTTGTCACATATACACCTGCCTTGGACAACGAAAAAATCAGGGCTTCTCAACAAGAGGAACAGGAGGATTCTCCGCAGCCTCAACTGGTTTCTTTTGAGGAACTCCCCGAAGACGCCAGAATTTCCTTGTATTTTTATGAGGCTTCAGAAGGCACATTAAACCCTTTAATGGATCCAATAACAGGGAAAAAGTTTTCTGCAATGTATGATGGCTTTGAGTTTGTTAATCCTCTTTCCGGAAAAGTAAACGCTCTTACCGGACAACACGCTCTTGACAAAAATCTTTTGCCCTCCATTGAAATGGACGGTAAAACATATCAAGCGATGTGGGAGCCGGGCACACTTTCCGCTGCTTATGTAAGCTATTCCAGTGATCCCGCAGCGAATCCTAACAATCTAACCGCGCTTCCAAAAACTTTGTCTAAAAAAGACAGAGACGAGTGGATAGCAAGTTATTATCACCGCCACAGAAGTTTTCTTACCCCTGCTGGGGTGCGTCCAACGACTTTGGCGGAACTGCAAAGTGGGCCCGGCGGGCCTATAGCTAAAGCAAAACTGTCTATGAGGCAGATTACTCGAATGTTTAAAGACTTTGTTGTTCTTCAAGAAGAGTTGTCAAAAGACATTGAAAACGGTGTTATAAAAATAAGAGATGAAGTAAATGATCCAAGTATTTTGTTTCAAGGCGAAGACGACGTTTTTCTTGATCCACAAGCTACTATGGACCGGTTTAAACAACTTATTGCTAAGTCTTTTAGAGGTGATAAACAAGCGCAAGCGCAATTGGGTGCATTGGGACAAACTGAATTGCTTGAAAAAATTGTTGCCGGCAGAAAAAGAATCACTAACAACTCAAAGCGAATCATCGAACTGGTTAAACTTATGGACCCAGAGGGCACTTTTTACACCAAAGAAAAAGTGCAACAACTTGAAGATTCCGTAGAACGTTACATGGGAAGGATTTTTGGTGCTTATGTATTCCCTGATTGGAAGGCCCCAAACAGAAAATTTGCTTCTCCGGAAGAAAAAGCCCAGCACAAGGCTGCGGTTGAACAGTTAGCGGGAATTTATGTGGAACAAACTGGAAAATCGCCCGAAGAAATGAGAAAGCTGGCTGAAAGCGACTTGGACAAGTTATACAAAGGAACGGAACAACAGCGCACAGAAGTTTTTGTAAGAATGTTTGAAATCCCGCCCAAAGACACAGGCACGATAAGTCCTGCTTATCTGGCAACGGATACGGGCCAAACAAAATTCATAGCGCCGCAACTCAAACAAAAACGAACAGACATTCCTAAAGAAGTAAGGAAAGCTTTGGGTGAGCTTGACGAGCCTTGGGCAATGGCTCAAATGACGGCGTACAAACAAGAACAGTTTATCGCGATGACGGAATATTTGTTTGATGTGGCAAGAATAGGCAGTTCACCAACGACTCGTTTTCTTTCTCGTGTTCCTGATCGGAGATACAGCACAGAAATTGTTATTCCTGGTGATGTAATTAGTCCTCTTAACGGATACTACACCACTCCCGAAATGGCCAGAGCCATTAAAAAAGGCGCGGGATATGGCCCTATAAGTCGTTATTTTGAAAGCACAGATTTTTTTGCAAGCCAACCGGCAAGAGAAACGTACTTAGCTGTTCAAGCTATGACCGGTTGGATTTCTCTTGCTTACTTAACTCTTTCCATTAAAACACAAAGCAGGAACTTCCAAAGCGCGATGTTGTTCCCTTTAATGTCTGGTAATTGGGAAGCCTACAACCACCCAAAAGAAGCTGCCGCCTACATTAAAGAAAAAATTTCTGGTATGACGCAAAAAGAATTGGACTTTATTGTTGGAGAAAACGTTACGCAATCAAGTGTAAACATTGGAGAAAGAAGAGCTTTGTTTGACAAAATGCAAGAATCAACCAGTTGGGGAGAATTTTTTGCTGCGGTTGAAGAGGCGGAAGGAAAAAAGGTTGGTTGGAGACAGCCGGTGAAAAAAGGCAAGCGGCTGCTTAGAAAATTCTTGTCTGGGGCAGAAGAAACTTATGTCGCCGCGGACGATATTCCAAAAATAATGAATTTTTTGGGAGAAGTCGATTCGGGATACAAAATATTTGCTCCTCGAGGTATTGAAAACTTAACCGAGCAACAAATCGAAGACCGGATTGATATGATCTCTGAACTGATGGTTCAGATGGGAGGCCGAAAAATTTCGCGTTCTGAAAGCACTCCCGCTGAAAATTTAGATTTGGCAATTAAAAAAAGAGCAGCGTTTCTTACACGAAGAAACATACCAAATTACAACAGGCTACCAAACTTGGTTGATATGTTAAGGCTTGCTTTTATGTCAAACTTTGCTGGGTTTCCCACCGCAATTGCTGTTGCCGAAGCAAACATTTTAAAAACCATGATGGTAGAGGGCAACCTAGCGTTGTCTAAGGATCCTGCTGTAACTCGTGGGTTAAAAGGCCGTTTAGGAAAAAGAGCCGCTATGCGTGGTGTATCAAACATCGGTTGGGCGGCTCGTGGGGCTACTCAAACCACTCTTATGAATGCTTGGTATGTAGCGAAGAACGCTTCTGTTATTGGGATTCCCCCTGCGGCAGCCATACTGTTGTTCCCTGATGCTTTGGCTTCTTTTGTGTCCCCTTGGGCCGCGAACCACGAATTTCTGGTTGTTTCCGATGCAGACGAAGAAGGGGTGTTCTACGTTGTAGACGTTTCTTATACAGACGGCTATACGATGGTCTCGGGTCCCGGAAGGCTGATGCTAAAATATCTCACCGCTAGGGTGTTTATGGGCCCAGAAGCAGCAAGCCAGGTTTGGGATATTTTTGTGCGTTCTATGGTTGATCTTAGAGGCACGTATTTTGACCAAAAAATAATGCTTGGTATTTTGCAAGAACTAAGGACCGGGTTGGACAATGACACAGGCGCATTGTTGTGGAACCCTCAATTAGAAGATTGGCAAAAAAACAAAGCTAAATTTGACCATGCGGTGGCGGAGCTTGCTCCTAAAGCTGTGCATGAAGGCATAGACCTGGCAAAGTCTATCTTTCTTAAAGGAGAAGACGCTTTAGACAAAAATGACCTAGAACGCTCTGTTCTTAAATCTTTTCCACAAGCACTGGGAACCAAGGGTATGCCCATTAACGCGCAAGAGATTATGTCCAGTTTTAAAGTTTCTGAGTTTAATAGAGCTTTTCAACAAAGCGACAGGTTTGCAAAAAACGTTTTTCGTAAAGCCGAGGGCAGCGGGTTGGGCTACGGCGACATGCCAGCAATGGTTGAGGCTTACGATGAGTTACAACGACAACACCTCAAGCATGTAAGAAAATTTCGTTATGAGCTCCATTGGAAAGGGCCTTTGTTAAGTGGAAAGTCCCCCCAAGAAATTATCGGTTACATACAAAGTTCCGAGCGTGACGAAACCATCCGTGTAATAGACCGCAAAAACGTTTTTACAGACAGAAAGAAAAAACCTTTGTATGAACCTACGGACATAAATAACTTTGTGAACGCGTACGTAGAAAGACTTTTAAAAGCGCAAAAAAAGCAACCGGATATTTTTACAAACGTAGAAATAAGAAGGCGTGCGCGTTTTTTGGCAGAAACAATAAAAGAAGAGTCTTATGACAAATGGTCAAAAGAACCTGTTTATTGGACAATAAGAGGAGCAATCGGTGAAAGTAAGGCTAAAAAAGAAAGCGGGCTCACTGATCTTCAAAAAGCAGAACTTAGAGAAACCTTGCGGTCTACAGAAGACTAAACTGGGCCACTCTGTCGTTCCAAGCGTCTACGGCTCGATCAAATTCTCTGCCTTCTAAAACAAACTCTTGATAGAAACAATCCACTGAGCACATCATAATCACGCCTTTCTTGATTTCGGTGCCGTGTAGTGCATTGTGCGCCGTTGCATAAGCGGCAAGTTGTTGAAAGTAGTCCCAGACATAGCGTCTGCTTTTCTTGGGTATGTTGGTTTGCTTAAAGTCCATGATGGCTTCTTCGCCTAAGTGTTTCCCGATTACATCCGCGGTGCCAGCGTATTTTCCTGGATAATATAAAGGCACTTCACAACCGTATACTTGGTCGATGGAAGGAAAGCCTTGGTCCATGATGGTACAAGCCATTTTATAAGCTCTTTTCTTGTCGGGAGTTTCTGGATAATAGTCCCAAATGTTGCCTTCTTTCAATTGTCTTTCAAGTATCTCGTGCATTTCGGTACCTCGAGCCGCGGCTTCGTTGCGTATACGATCCGCTTCTTCTTGTCCGACCTTTTCAATCCACTGCTTTATGCTGTCGCCTTTCTTTGTTCCAGATAAAATAGTGGTCACGGAGGGCAACCTTTCTTCGCCATAAACATAAAGACGTCGACCGTCTTCTGTTTCTTGAGTCAATTCTGCGTACTTATACGGAGACTCAAATAAAATGTCGTGCTTCATGGCACCTACTTTATTTTTTCTTTTGCGGCCATTTCTTTAATGGCTTGTGCAAACACATTACTGGTTGGACGCTCTGTTGCGAGTCCAATTTTTCTAGCCAGCTCTACGATTTCTTTTCGTATCGCTACGCTTTTCCATTTATCAGTGTTCATAAATTCTCCTCATGGTTTATCTGATAGATTATAATACAAGTCCCTTAATATATACAACATATATTAGGACATAGAATCGCCCCAATTTTCTCCAAGTTCCGCATCAACTTTGTTCGGCACCTCAAGCCTGAGAGCCTTTTCCATAATCTCTGCAATGCCTTTTACCTCTTCCTCACTAGACACAGAAAAAACAAGCTCGTCGTGTACCTGCAATACAGGCTTATAGGAAGCGTTGTAGCAGTCCAACATGGCTTTCTTTGTCATGTCTGCGGCCGAACCCTGGATTAATTTGTTCAGGGCCTTATAAACGAAAGCACGCTTGATCTCTCCGTTGTACTCGTGCATGGCTTCTTTGTACTTCATGGGCCTTCCGGTGCCGTATTGACGCGGTTCCCACATATCAAAGTGGCACCGTCGTCCAAGCAAAGTTTTGATGTAGCCACGAGTGCTTGCGCTTCGCATCACTGTGTCCGCCATTTGACGAACAAATGGCGCATAAGTATTAAAACGCATTAGAATGTCGCTTGCTTCTTCAACGTCTACGCCCAACTGGTCGGCAAGCTTTCCTTTGCCCATGCCGTACATGATTCCAAGCCCTATGGTTTTGGCTGTCTTGCGATCAATGCCCACCAGATCGGCAACCTCTTGATGAAAGTCTGCCTCTCCGTTAATGTAAGCCTCTGCAATTGTGTCTGCCCCTTCGTATTGAGAACGATAGGCAAAGTGAGTCAGTATTCTAGGCTCTTGTTGTGAAAAATCCGCCGAACACCATTTCTGTCCTTCTTCTGGAAGAAACAAAGAACGAATCAAAGGACCGATCTCTTTGTCTCGAGCAGGAACTTGTTGCAGGTTCGGGTTGGACATGGACAATCTTCCGGTCACTGTTCCACCCATCTCTCCTTTAAGTTGTCTGACGTCTGCGTGAATCCGCCCGTTGTGTGCGTGTTTAATGATCGTGTCTATAAATGTTTTGTGGGCTTTGTTTAGCTCGCGTATACGCATAATCATTTGTGCAACAGGGTGTTTTTGGTTGGCTAAAAACGCTTTGGTAAAACTTGGCGAACCTTTGGCCGTGTGGTTGTAGGGAATTTCACACGCATCGAAGACTTGTGCCACGTCGTTTGCCGCCCAAACCCTTATGTCTTTAATACCGGAAACCTTTTCCACTTCTTTTAACGTCTTTTTCTCTTTGGCAAGCAGTTGTTTCTTTAGTTTGTCTGCTCGTTCTAGGTCCACTCGTACTCCCGTCATCTTCATGTTAAACAAAACAGGGAACAAATCTGTCTCTAGGTTAAAAATGTTCCAAAGATTTTGTTCTTCCAAATGAATTTTAAAATGATTCCAAAGTTTAAGCGTCAGTGCTGCATCTTGTGTTGCATAAGTGCCGACATAAGAAGAAGGCAAGCGCCACATTTCTGCTTTCGGATCAATGCCCCACTCTTCGGCGGCTTGTCTGAGTTCAGCCTCGGACTTGCCCTCTTGCAGATATTCCATGCCCAAAGAATTAAGCGTGTACCAATACATGTTTTCATTAACCAAAGGCGCAACAACCATGGTGTCAATGACTCTTCCTTTGACTTCAACGCCTTCCTTCTTTAGCCAACCCACGTCGTACATGGCGTTGTGAAAGATTTTGTCTTGGTCTCCAGACAGCACGTCCTTTACGAATTCCAAGACTCTCTTCTTTGGAAAATTAAATCCTGCTTCGTGAGCAAAAGGAAAGTAATCGGCGTAGCCGTCTATTGCAATGGAGACTCCCACAATCTCTCCGTCGCCGCGAACATAGCCTGGACCTTTCTCTTTTAAAGAGGGGTCTCTGGTTTCGGTGTCGATTGCAATCTCATCGGCGTCGAGTATTCTTTGTGCCGGAAAAGTATCGGGTGGAGTCCACTCTGTGGGGGGTTGAAATGTTTTAAAGGCCATATTTTAAACTCTCGTTTTGTGCGTTAATAAGGAAAAGATTTTCTTTTGCTCGAGTCACCGCGACATAAAATTGTCGATGCAAACTGTCTGCATTAAGAACAGCGTTAAGCTTTTGTGCGGGGGATAGGTCTAACAATATCGCAACATTGTCTGCCTCTCCCCCCTTTGCTTTGTGTATTGTCGATAAAGCAACACGCGGTTCACCGTATAAATCTTCATTGTTTTTAAATGCTTTTTTAATAAATGCTCTTCGTTCTTCGTTGATCTTTTTCGCATACTGTTCTTCCCATGAGCGCCCCAAACATTCTTCGGCGAGACCGAAGGCGCTGACCACTTCTTTTTTAGAAAGCGTTCTTTGTTTGTCTTCTTCTTTTCCTGGAGCAGATAAAAACCCTCTTCTGACTTCGTTCTTTGTAAGGTATCTGTAAACCGTTTCCAGTTCCCCCACTGTAATTTTAGTGTGCTCTCTGTTTAGTTTTTTCCACCCGTCGATGGCTTGAATCATTGGAAAAGGAATGTAACGAAAGGTGTTGTGTGAGAAGGGAATGCCTTTATCAATCAAATGCTTGCGGTTTTTGTCCAACATGTAATCGCAAGACGCAAGAATCAACCACTCTCCTTCTTCCAAAGGCAAGAACTCTGCGGAATGCAAATGCTCTAAACTGCCTTCTTCGGGTCTCGGTAAATACGTCTTGGCTTGTCGGTTACTGATTCGTCCGGCAATCTTCTCGGCCACCTTGTGTATCTGTATGGGCACTCGAAACGACTGATCGAGGACCGTGGTGTTTCCTTGCATGGCAATAAACCGATCCGGACGTGCACCGTTCCATTCGTAAATGGCTTGGTCATCGTCGCCCGCGATGTAAGAAACGGGGACCACGGACATGAGCTTTTCTATCAGACGCCAGTTCAGTTCTGCCAAGTCTTGAGCCTCGTCCACCACCAATACTTGCAGAGGAGGAACGCGTCCTTTGTTGATAAATTCAAGAATCATGTCGGCAAAAGAGAAGATTCCTTGCTCTTCTCGGTACTGTGCCCACGCACGATCAATCAGTTCTAACATGGACGGCACGACTTTCTGTCTTTGTTTCAACCCTGTTTTGAGTCGCTCTACGCCGACGCTGTTGCAGTTTGATTTGGCGTTTTCAATGATTTGAAAATAAGGGTCTTCCAGCATGGCTTCCAAAGACTTGCGTGTGTTGCCGTGATAGTGTTGTGTCAAGGGAAAACTATAGTTTTCTAAAAACTCTTTAATATCAGCACCTTCCATGACCCGAGTGATTCCCATGGCTCTTTTACAAAACGCGTGGCTGGTGCAAAAATAAACCAATTCGTCTTTGTCTAAACCAAAACGCATTCGAGCCCGTTCTTTCCCCTCGTTTGCAGCTTTTACAGAAAAAGAAATAAATGCAATTTGATCGGGAGCAATTCCTTGGTCTAGGTGTTGCTCTATTTGTCGAAGTAGTGTAGTGGTTTTGCCGGTTCCAGGGGGTCCAAAATACTTGATTGTACGGAACGCCCTACTCATCTTCCCAATCCTTTTTGGGTTTGTTGAGCTTAAAATCTTTCGCACTGACGTTTAAGTTAGACTCTTCTTGTGTCTCGAGAATCCAGATGGAAGTAGCGCCGGCCCCCTTGTCAATATATTTCGTCGCCGTGTGAGCCCCCAGTTCCTTCAACTCGTTAAAAATCTCTGCGTCTCTTATGGTCTTCATGTTTTTGAAGTCCTTAATATACTTTACCAAATCTCGCCCACGAAACCACCATTCTTGTGGTTTTGTTTCTTCGCTTCTATAAACAGCCCCTGCGGCAACGGCCACTCGAGCAGAAGACTCCGTGTTTTTGCAAAACTCTATGATCGCATCTTGCAACAAGCCCGCCTTTGTCATATCCGGTGGCACCTCAATTTCTTGTACGTCTTGCAAAAGCGCGTTGAGTTTCATCACCCAGTCTTTCTTTTTTAAATCAGGAGGGCAAACATTGAGCACTTCCATGCACCGTTGTTGGTACAAAGAAAAGTTGTGAAGTTGCCGCGTCTCGAGGACCAAGGTTTGTCCTTCTATGTCTAGGTGCCATAAGGGAGGGTCCGTCAGATACTTTCTAAGTCCAGTCAAAGCCACCTCTTTTTCAGAGGCATCAATGCCGTACCTTTTTGTAACGCAAACGCCGCTTTGGCAATGGTTTACCAAAGGAGGTGTGGTACACTTATAACGATAGTCGGACTTCTCCAAACTATTCATTAAAGCGTTCAACTCAGAGTGTGACAGGGGCTTGTGACACGCTGCTTTGTTCACTTCCTGAAGTTTGTCGCGCCACTCATCGCTTTCAGGGTGCATCTTTCTAAAGAGTACCCCGTAAGAGAAAAGAGCGTCGTTGCGGGTGCCTTCAGGTATCCCGTTTAGCTTCATGTGTACCAAACACGGCGGCGCTTGGTCCCAGAAAGACTCTTTCGAGCCCTCCCCGTTAGCCTTTCGGCTTTTCTTTATGGGTTTTAGTTTGTCAAGCTGTTGTTCCGTAATTGCGGCTTTCTTAACAACTTGGATGAATTCTTCGGGAGACAGTGTTTCTCCTTGTTTGTTTATTCCGTAGCGCGTGGTTTCTTGTCCACCAAAATAAGGCATGTTCAACCAGTTTCCTGTTTGTTTTTCTTTGGGCAGTTGTTTGGCCCATTGGTATTGTTTGGGAAAGATCTCGTCTTGTGTGCGCCCCATGGCGGCGGCAATCTCTTCGAGTTTGGTTTTAAATTTGTATGCAGGCACAGGGTTCTGTGTAAACAAAAACAAGTGTACTCCGCCCGATTTAGTCATACAGGGGACCAAGGGCAGTGACATGTCTGCAATGAGTTTTTGTAAATGGTCGATGTCAACCGGATATTCGTCAACGTCTATGCAACCCCATTGACAGGTTTCGTCGTCAGTGATGGGTATGACACCAATGGAGGTTTGTCCGTTTAAGTGATTCTGCCAGTGGACCAGGGACAGGGGTTCTTGTAGTGTTCGTCCTCTGCCGTCTTTCTTCGTGCCTTTCGCTGTTTGTTTGGTGCCGCGAATTTCATAGATACCATACGCTCTTTCCAATCCGGCGAATGTTTCCATAAATTCTACTGCTAATTCTTTCACTTATGCCCCTTTGCTAACAAGGGCCCCTCTGGGGGTTTACCATAGGTATAGAAAGGCCCTTGCGCTAGCAGTTTTTGTTTACCAATCTGTAGACTGGTCCTCTATTGCTTGTGCGTTCTGCTCTGCTTTGGGTAGTACGGGCTGCATCCCGCCTTTTTCACAAAACGAAGAAAACTCTTGTGCTTCTTCAAAAAGCTCTGCCTCTTTGTTATTCAACGAACGTTCTTGCGTAACAGAAAAATTGTAGTAAGAGCCTTTAGCGCCTTCAATTTCTACGCTTCTTACCACATACCAATGAGAGTATGACGGAGGAGTAAAGTCTCCTTTGGCGCCATTCATTCGTGTTCCGTTGATTAAACCAATCCACGCTCTCGAAACTTTGAGTTGTGAGCGGGACATGTTTATGACACAACGCTGTAGCTCACCGTTGATTTCAGCAAAGCCGTAGTGATTTGCAGTGTTCTGCAAAATCGTAGTGCTTCCATCGGGTTTGGTCAGTACGTCGTTGTAGCTCGCGTCTCTTGTGGTTTGTGCCATCAGTGGCGTGTTTAGTGGGTGTACTCCAACAAAGCCCTCACGTCCCATTTTCCACTCAACGTAGTTTCGATCATAGAAAACCGGCAGAAAGCGTATGCCTTCATCGCCGTCCACGAACGTATTGGTTGCCGTGAACATCATGTCGCCAACTTTGGCGTCTGGACTGTACTTTGGACTCGACTTCTTAATTTGCGGACTCATCGCCTGCACTATAGAGATACGCGGAGTCGCTAAATCATCCGCACTAATTTCGCCGATACCGGCACCTGCGTTGTCTTCAAAAAGAGACAACATATTATCTTGCTTTTTCGTAGCCATTTTTTCTTCCTTTCTTATTTATATTATTTAGTTATTTTCGTCCGTTTCCCTTTGTACAAAGAAAATTGTTTCTGTACGTCGAGATTGAACGCAGTGTCGCCACTTTCAACTCGTTCTTTAACGAACGCTTTGAGGGTGGATGGGTGGACGCTTTCCTTTTGCGTGGGGGTGTTTCCATCCTTTTGCAAAAACTCTTTTAAAAGCGCCATAGTTTCGAGTGCCGTGTCATCTTCGCCTTTACCGAAGGAAACACTCACTTGATTCTTGATGATGTCGCCGTGGCCATTGTCGCGCAGCCATTGGTGTGCGGCTTCTTTGTTTCTCTCGGTGATGCGAGTGGAATAAAAATTATCTATTGTGATCTTAGAACCGTCTTCCAGACGCAGTTCTTTCATGCCAATCTGCGCAAGTTTTTCTGGGAGCGCTTCTTCGGAAAGCTGTCGGTATTGTTCTCTGAGTTTGCGGAGCAGTTCCTCGGTGTTGCCGATTTCTCCGCCAACTCGTAGCATTTGGTCAATGCTTTCGCTCAAAGATTTAAGTTGGGAGTCGTCTAGTTTAGTGACTTTGCGTTCGGTCGCCTTTTCAAATAGGTCTACAATTGGTTCGTTCTTCATTCTATTTCCTTTTTGGCAACCAGAGAGCCCAGATATGTTGTCTCAAACTAGAGGGTGGGGCCCTCTGGTCACTTTGTTTATACGGTTTCTATATAACCGTTATTGTGATTTGTAAAACGATGGTAAACGAAACACGGACCAAAAGCAAATTTATTTTAAGACGCATAAAAAGCTTGACCTATAATATTAAGACAACTATACTTCCCATACAAATTAGGAGAAAGAACAATGAGCATAGAAATTGAAGTACATTATTATGAAGTCGTAGAAGCCCTTGAGTTATACTTAAAAGAAAACTACAAGATGGATGTAGATTTCGATATTTACTCCGAGAACTGTGTGTTAGCGGAAGGTATCGTGGAGATTGCGTACCATGAATTGGAGCCTGTCTACAAAAAATACAAGAATGGAAGGGTGGTCAAAAATGACTACGGACATCCTGTCATTGATCGTAAAAAATCTAAGAATGTAAAAAAACACATTTCTTTTGATGAAGGCGCTTCGTTTGTTTTTAGCGTCAACAATAAAAGCGGGTATTGATATGAGTAATGACTACTACGATTACGTCATGGAGTTGATCTATCAAGACATAGACGATGAAGACGAGAAAGGCTTATTGGACAGTAAAATAAATAAACTGTCCAAGGAACAGGGCCTTCATGCAGACGATGACCGAGACGATATTAAAGTAAAGATCGCAGAGGAGCGTCTTCGGGAGAGTTTCTATGAGTGAAGCAACTAAAAAAGACTTTCAAAAAGCTTTTGCGGAAAGCAAGTATTTCAGCGAAGCGCACCAAGAACTGGAGGAGTTTATATTGAGCTTTGATCTTCCGATATTTACAAAACAACACTTGGATAAGTTGTTTTGGTTTCAGCAGCAGTTGGGTGCATATCACGAGAGGTACGGCCGGCGGTTGAACGCACAGGAAGAATCCTGGTTGAAGGAATACGATGCCATTCACCCCAGAGAGATCGTTGGATACGATGATGTGGAAGAGGAGGCAGAGGAGTGAACTTTGAAGAATACCCTTTTAAAACAACGCCTTACGAGCACCAAATAAAAAGCTTACAGCGATCCGTGCACCGCCAAGAGTATGCGTACTTTTTGGAAATGGGTTTGGGCAAGTCCAAAGTGTTGTTGGACAATGCTGCAATACTTTTTGATGAAGGCAAGATCGATGCGTTGGTGGTGATTACGCCGAAAGGAAACTTGAGGAACTGGGACAAGTTGGAGATTCCAAGGCATCTGCCGGACCACATTGAACGCAGAGTGTTGGTGTGGCAACCCAATCACACGAAACAGTGGCGAGAGAAGTACGATGAAATGGTCAAGGACGACTCACACGGTGTGTTGAACATATTGACGGTGAACGTGGAAGCGTTTTCCACGAAGAAAGGCTGTGTGTTTGTGGAGAATTTTCTCAATGTTCATCATGCGATGATGGCGGTCGATGAAAGCACTTTAATAAAAAATCCCAAAGCACAGCGGACCAAGAACTTATTGAAGTTGTCTGCTTTGCCACGATACAAAAGAATCCTGACAGGCTTTCCTGTGACCAAAGCACCGTTGGATCTTTTCTCACAGTGCGCTTTTCTCAGTCCCAATCTTCTGGGGTTCAGTAGTTATTATGCGTTTCGCGCGAGGTATGCTGTGATTAAGCAGCGACAACTGGGGCGCGGACGAAGTTTTCAAGAAATCGTGGACTTTCAACGCTTGGACGAATTGCAAGGCGCACTCAGTGATTTTTCTGTGCGCTACACCAAAGACGAGTGCCTGGATTTGCCGGAGAAAGTGTACATGAGGCGCGAGGTAGAGCTCACCGACGAACAGAAGCAGGCTTATCATACGATGAAGAAGGAAGCTTTGATGATTGTTGAGAACAGTTTGTTCAGTACGCAAAGTGTGTTGACGCAGTTGATGCGATTGCAGCAAGTGGTTGCAGGCAGTTTACGAGACGCGGACGGCAATACGGTGGTGCTCAAGAACAATCGGGTCAAAGAAGTGCTTTCTTTGTTGGAGGAAACGCGAGGCAAGGTGATTCTTTTTGCTGTGTTTCAGACCGACATCGAGGCGTTGCAAAAAGCGATTGCTGAAAAGTTCGGCGAGGACAGCGTTGCGGCCTATTACGGGCCAACGAGTGCCAGTGATAGAGAGAAGACGTTGGATCGCTTTCAAGACGAGGACGACTCTCTACGCTTCTTTGTTTCCAATCCACATACCGGGGGCCGGGGACTGACATTGACCGCGGCAAACACCATGATTTTCTATTCAAACAGTTATGATTTGGAATTGAGGCTGCAAGCCGAGGACCGGATTCATCGGATCGGGCAGACGAACCATTGTACGTATGTCGATCTTGTTGCACCGGGGACCGTGGACGAAAAGATTTTGGATTCTTTGCGAAAAAAGGTGAAGATAAGTAATGAAGTATTGGGTGAGGTAAAAGAATGGCTAGTTTAATCAACAATTTAATTGAGCAAATGCTCGAAAAAATTGAGTCTGGGAACACCACCGTACGAGAGTATGGTGACGTTTATGTGGACGAGAACACAAAATTGGTGGTGGTGGCAAAAGAAGACGTGGAAGGCATGTTGGAAACGTTGGAATGGTTCAGAGTCGCTTTGCAGTCGTTTCCAAGCGGAAACAACAGTGAAAGCGAATAATCTGGTTGGTGTTGTTTCCGTTGTTTTTGGGTGTGTTTTCCTTGATCTAGCGACCCTGGTCTTTAAAAGCGACCTTTATCTATTGTTTTTGCTTGGGTTTTTCAACAACTGGTTTTCTTTGAATGTTTGGTTCGCCGGATTGCAGGCAGTGGTAAGTGTTGCTTTGATTGTGCTAGGCGTTAAAATAATACAATGTCAAAGATAAGGAACATTATCGGTATTGGACCAAAAAAACTGGCGGACTGGGCCGAGTTTTTAGAAGACACGGGCGAGGCTATGTTGGTTGCAGACGGCTTTGAAGAAGCGTTTGTGGGTGTTTCAAACGAATGGGGACCACCACGGGCCGTTTACAGTTACGATCATTGCATTCAGGTGCTTACACGAGACATGAACCTTGAAGATGCGGTCGAACACATGGAATTTAATGTAGTGGGTGCTTATGTTGGCGAACAAACACCCATTTTTGTGAGGGAATATGTCTGAGGATATGGTGAATCATCCACCGCACTATAAGAAAGGTGGGATGGAAGCGATCGATGTCATTGAATTGGTGACTGGTGGAAAGCGGTCCGGGGACCGGGGATTTGTCGGGTACTTGCTCGGGAACATAATGAAATATCTTTTGAGGTTTCCACACAAAGGCAAACCAGTCGAGGACTTAAAGAAGGCTCAATGGTATTTAAACAAACTGGTCTCTGTGGTTTCAAAACAACAAAACCAGTAAAATGTTATATGGACGGATGTTCGTCTAATACATATCTAATATAATACTGGAAACCCTATATACCCTACTTTTCATCAAAACATTATATCTTAGATGGATTTTTGAGTTTTTCAGAGAAAAAGACTATCACGTGCAACGAACAAATTTCGTCTAACACGAAGTAATTTGCTCCAAATATAACCCCTATAGGGGTTTCAATGTTATATGGCCCGTCTAAGGTTCATCTAATAATCTAAGGAAAAAAGGGTGTTTTTGCGCATTTGCCACAGTAAAAAAGGCAGATTTTTATGAGACAGGACTTATGGTCTAACATTTTTGCCCTTGATTTATAAGGAGTTCAGCGTATGCGATGGCTCTTATGGGGTTTACTGTGGCTCTTTTGCTGCTAAACTTCGGGTATGGAAAACGGTTCTGGCAACCCTACAGGGAAAAACAGTAAACACCTCACAGACAAACAAAAAAGGTTTGCAAGAGAGTTTGTTTATAACGATGGAACAAAAACCAAAACAGAATGTGCCGTAGATGCAGGCTATGGTAAATCAAGCGCACATGTACGAGCTTCAGAGCTTACAAACCCAAGAAAATTTCCTTTGGTCGTTCGATACATACAAGAACTACAAAACGAAGTGCAGCAAAAGTTTGATGTCACCTTTGATAGACACATAAGGAAACTCGCTGAGATTCGAGACCAAGCCATTGATAAAGGTAATTTGACCGCCGCTGTTTCTGCCGAAGTACAAAGAGGCCGTGCCGCTGGAATTTATGTTGAAAGAAAAGAGATCCGCACAGGTACGCTCGAGTCTTTGTCAGAAAAACAAATAAAACAGAAAATAGACGCTTTACTTGCAGACTATCAGCCTTTGCTCGAAGCCGAAGAAGCCGAGTTTGAGGAAGTCTAGTGGTTTTGTACACAGAACAGCAACTCGAAGACTGCTACAAAATATACTGCAAAGAACAAAGCCTAAAAAACGTCCCGTTTATGGCACTTGTTGATTTTAGGTTGATGTTTGAGAAGATGATGGAACATCTCTACAACACCTAATCACCGGGAAGTCTCCAAGTCCACTTTTCAAAATCTTCTTGTCGCCAACCTCTGTTGACCAATTCCACCGTTATTGCGCTCGTCAGTTCAGAGTGAACCCTAGCTTCTTTCTTTAGTTCGTTGTGCAACCTTAAAATTTCAACATCAGACATTTCTAGCAAAGATTCTTGTTTTATTTTAGTCATCATAACTATAAAACTTCCTCCCCCCGTTGGGCCTTTTATTCCATTCTTTTTCCGAGACACGCTTTCCCTCATAAAAATAGGTCTTGGTCCACGTTCCTTCTTCCACCACTCGTTCTTTCGTCTTCTTAACAGAGGTGTCTGCCTCAATGAGTTCCTGCACGAAGGCTTGGACAATCTCGGTCAACTCTTTTCGAGTTAGCAGTTTTTTGTGGGTCGTGCCTGTATATTTTTGAGCAAGGTCCAAACGCTCGTCCTTGGTAAGGTCTATAGGAATATTGGTTCTCATTGGCTCGTACCAATTTTCTTGTAGTATTTTTCTAATAACCAATCATGGTGTTTCCTATAGTACCGAAACACGTTCTTGTATTCCTTTTGCCCGTGTTCTCGTCTTTCCCTACAGTTTCGGTCAAACATTCTAAAAACAAACACTTTAAAGCCGTTTGTTAAAACATCTTCTCGTTCTTGTTTCGATACAGGAAACAGCCCCAGTTGTTCCCACTCGTTCTTACGCCATATTTTTGTCATGCGTCCTCCCTTTCTTTTTTGTAGATCGCTCTCGCTCTCTGGATTAATAAATTACTAACTTGCGGACTTGCCGACTCGTTAGGATTCCAAAACTTTGTTTGGCCCGTCTTTCCATCTGTTTCAAAACGTATGTTGCCACGTCCAAAACCAAGATAAACCACTCCCCCATTGTCTGAGGTAAAATTAACTTTTGCGCCATTACTCATCGCTCGCCTCCTCTACCAATAATTTCGCATGATA